TTTCTGGGTTAGATGTTCGCGGCGGTTGCTTTCAGGTCGTCCAGGCCCGCAAAACCATAGTAGCCCCAGCAGGAATCGAGCAGGGCCCCGGCGGGGTCGGTTACTTCGTACCCGTAAACGTTCCCGTCTACGTAATCCGAAAATACATCGACTTCGGCGCGCATGGTTCTTTTGAGCTGGTCCAGGCGTTTTTTGCTCAGGCGTTTCCAGGTCGGAAACTCTTTTTTCAGGTCGTCACGTTCGATCACATAAAAACCGATTTGACCGGAATCCCAGGGATCACCAAAAGACCCGGTTGAGAATTTGACCCCGGAATGATCGAGCACGAAAACGGGCAGGAAGATAGCCCCGGCGGCTTTCATGGTTTTGGCGTCGTCTTCGTAGTTGTCCCAGTTGAGGCGGAGGCTGCTTTCGTTCTTTGCGTATTTGCAGCGGTCCGGGACCAGGAATTTTCCCAGATTGCACCATTCGCGCGGGCTTTCCGGGCAATCATCATAGAAAATATTTACCGTGTTTCCGTTCTCGTTCTGGTAGGTTTCAACTAAACAGCTCATGTTTTTACCTCGTTTGTTCGTTGGTTCGTGGTTGTTCGTTGGTTCGTGGTTGTTCGTTGGTTCGTGGTTGTTCGTTGGTTCGTGTTTAAGGTTGTTTCGTGCTTCGTGTGTTCGTTGTTTTGTGCTCGTTTCCTCCTGGTTTATGGTTCAAACGTGTTAAATCTTATCGTACACCGTCGAAAATATTATACCACATCTTCTCGCATTTGTCAAGAGGAAAACAAAAACTTTTTATAAATTTTTTCGTACAAATTGTGTTAAAACCTCGTTTATTTAGTCAAATCTAATCTTACCGCCTCAGAATAGCGGTTGAAATCTTATCGTACACATAGTATATTATTTTCGGCGCGGGTGATCTGGGGCTTTCAGGCTGCAATCCTGAAAGAGTCGAGGCGGCGTGGCGGGTGATTGTTCGATATTGTGTAAAATCCGCCGCGGGCCTGGCAGCCCGGACCGGGCGCGCCGGGGTGATCTGGGGCCGGTGATCTCATCGGACCAGGCGCGCCGGGTGCGTCAGCCTGGCACAGCTCGCACGGTGCGTCACGTTGACGCAGTTTGACACGATAAGGAGGCAAGGGTATGGCACGAGGCGAAATTCAGGGGGTGGCCCCCCAAAACGCGGGATTGCCCGCGCCGGGGGTGTCATTGAAACAGCCGGAGCGTGACTTTTTGGACGCTTTGACTGACCTCATCGCCCACGTCGGCGAACCGGGCTATCCGAAAACTGCGTCCGGTTCGGCTCCTGAGCCCTCCTCGCCGTCTTTGCTCTCCTCGACCGACCCGTTCACCCTGACGGTTCCCGACAACTATCACCGTACCCGCAGACCGTCCACCTTGATCGAGTTGTACGCCCTGGGCGAAAAGGCCGGGCTGAGGGAAGTGGACGTCCGTTATATCCGGGAGTGGGTGGTATTCCACGGAATCCACTGGCTGACGTGCGAGCGCGCCGGGATTGAAGACAATATCGGGGGCGAGGTGGTCTTCCGCAACCCCGTCGTTCGCAAGATTCTGAACGCCGCGTGTGAAGAGGGACTCTGCGTCGGCACGATGGCGAGCAAGGAAGAGCTGGCTGACTTCTACACGCAGAGAGTCAGGGACGCCAATCTCCCGGACTCCGTGCGCGACAATGCCGCGGACAAGCTGGCGAAGCTCCTGGGGTATTACCCGGACTCCACGGCCAAGGGCGGCGGAACGGCCAACGTCCAGATCAACCTCGTAAATCCCTATGCGACCCCGCCGGTGGTCGATGCAGAGGTGGTAAATGCGACTGCGTAGCATCGACGTCGATACGGGCTTTCGGCCCCATGTGTACCAGCGCAAGGCGAAGGAGCTGCTCAACCGCAAGCGCTTCGTCGTTCTGGTCTGCCACCGTCGTTGGGGTAAGACCGTCTTCGCCGTGATGGACGTCGGCATCGAAGGGGCCTACACGGACAAAAAGGACTTCCGAGGGGCGTACATCGCGCCCTTCCGTAAGCAAGCCAAAGACGTCTCGTGGGACATTTTTAAGCGCTATTTCAGTAAGATGCCGGGCATGGTCTTCAACGAGACCGAGCTCACCGCCTCCTTCCCGAACGGGTCCAAGGTGACGCTGTACGGCGCGGATAACGCTGACGCCATGAGAGGCTTGTACTTTGATTACGTCATCATGGATGAGGTCGCCGATATGAAGCCGAACGTGTGGGGCGAAATCGTCCGTCCCACCCTCATCGACCGGAAGGGAAAATGCCTCTTCATCGGGACTCCGAAAGGGGCAAACATCCTTTTTGACCTCTACAACCGCGGCGCGGCTGAGGCGGAGGACGGGCCGTGGGCTTCGCTCATGTTCCGGGCCGAGGAGGACTCCCTGGGGGTGCTCCCGTGGATTACGGAAGAGGAACTGGCCGAGGCGCGGCGGGATATGACCGCAGCTCAATATCGGCAGGAGATGGAGTGTGATTTTCAGGCGTCGAACGAGAACGTCCTCATCACCCTGGACGCGATCTACAAGGCAAGGGGCAAGCACATCCCGGAGGACGACTACAAGTACGCTCCGCTCATCTTCGGCGTGGACGTGGCCCGGTACGGCGGCGACGCCTGCGTCATCCAGGCCCGCAAGGGGCTCGCGGCGTTTCCGCCGGAGCGCATCACCGACATCGACAACATGACGTTCGCCTCGCATCTCCACCGTCGAATCCTCAAGGAGAAGCCCGACGCGGTTTTCATTGACTCCGGGCGCGGCGAAGGTGTGATCGACCGGCTCCGGCAACTGGGGGATGTGGTGTTCGAGATTCCGTTCGGGGGCAAGGCCCACGACGGGACGGTGAACGGTTATGCCAACAGAAGGGCCGAGATGTGGGACACCATGAGGAAATGGATTGAGGACGGAGGCGCGATACCGAACGACCCCGAACTCGTGAAGGAGCTGGCCGCCGTAACGTATGCCTACGACGGCCAGAGCCGTTTGAAGCTGGAATCGAAAGAGACAATCCGCGAGCGCGTCGGCTTTTCGCCCGACAGGGCCGACGCGCTTGCCTTAACCTTTGCGGAGCCGGTGGTTTCCGCGAACGACCCGATGTACCGGAGCGGCGGGTACGCCTCCATGTACGCACGGGACGAACTAACCTTCTAAGGAGGAAAAGCATGGGAAGTATGCCGAAAACCAAGACTGAGACGACGCCCGTCCCGCCCGAACCGGAAGCGGTGAAACGCGTGGAATCCGACGTGGCGCGCGTCCGTGGCAACGCCAAGAACGCCGCGGCCCAGAAGTACGGGCTGTCCGGGACGAACCAGACGAAGGGAGCCCTCGCGGACTCCGGCGTCGAAGACAAGAAAAAGAAACTCGGAGGCGAGTAAATCATGGCCGAGACCCCGTTATTCAAGCTGCGGAACCATTACCGTCAGCTTCAAAACGACCGGCGGACGTGGGAGCCGTTCTGGCGAGACGTCAAGACGTTCATCGCCCCGGAACGCGGGCGGGGTCTCGACGCGCCCGGCGATTCGAGCGAAACGAACAACGGCGAACTCCGCGACAAGAGACGCGTCAACGGGACGGCCTCCCGCGCCCTGGGGATTCTCGCCTCCGGGATGCAGTCCGGCCTGACGAGCAAGGCGCGCCAGTGGTTCATGTTGACGAACCCCGACCCGGACCTCTCGGAGTACAAGCCCGTGAGGGAGTGGTACGACAAGGTACAGGACGTCCTGGAGGGGATTTTCCGCCGGAGCAACCTGTACTCCGCTCTTCTCCACACCTACTACGAGATGGCGGGCTTCGGGCAGGGCGCGCTTATGGTGCTCTCCCACCCGGACAAGACGCTTTTCTGCCGCCCCTTCACGACCGGCACGTATTACATGTCGATCGACAAGTGGGGCGAGATCGACACCTTCTACCAGGTGGAGTGGCTCACCGTCCGCCAGATCATCCAGCTCTACGGCGAGGACAAGCTCCCGGCGTATATCAGGAGCGACCGGGACACCGGTCGGTTCGAGAACCGTCACGAGGTCATAAACGCCATTCTGCGGCACCCCGAAGAATACGGGATTCCGCCCAAGGAAGGCCGTGCCGCGGTCAGCGTCCACTTCTTCGCGCAGGCGAGCGAGTCGGACGGCTTCCTGCGCGTCTCCGGCTACGATATGTGGCCGGTGATGACGCCCCGCTGGGACGCGGTGGATAACGACGTCTACGGGCAGGCTCCGACGCGCGACATCATGGGCGACGTGAAGATGCTGCAACGGATGGAATCGGACGCCCTCAAGGGCACGGCGAAGAGCGTGTCGCCCCCGTGGCGAATCCCGCCGGAGCTGGAGCGTCGCGGGCTCAACACGCAGCCGAACGCCCTGAACGTGGTGGCGAGCATGTCGGACCAGGCGGTCGCTCCGCTCTTCACGGCGAACATCAACATCCAGCAGCTCCAGGCGAAGATCGACCGCGTGGAGGAGGACATCAAGGACGGGCTCTACAATTCGTTGTTCCTGGCTCTCCTCACGCAGGACAACCCCCAGATGACGGCCAGGGAGGTTGCGGAGCGGCACGAGGAGAAATTGCTCATGCTCGGCCCCGTGCTGGAGAGAATCCATTACGAGCTTCTCGACCCGCTCATCGACCGCGCCTTCGGGCTCGCGTGGGCGGCGGGCGCGATTCCTCCGCCTCCGACGGAGCTCCGGGGTATGCCTACCATGATCGAATACGTCTCCATCCTGAGCCAGGCCCAGAAGGCCGTCGGGGTGAACCGCATCGAGCAGAGCGTGGGCTTCCTCGGCAGCATGGTCTCGGTCTACCCGGAACTCAAGAACGCCCTCGACCCGTACGCGACTTTCGACACGTACAACCAGATGATCGGCGTCCGGGCGGGCATCTTCCGGTCGCGGGAAGAGTACGAGAAGCTCACGGCGGAACAGGCTCAGCAGGCACAGATCGCCCAGCAGGCGGCGGTCGCGGAGCCTCTGGCGAACTCGGCAAAGGCGCTCGGTGAAGTTGATGCGGCGAACGTCCGCGAACTGCTGACCGGCGTCGGGCAGGGAGGGCTGGTCCTGTGAGTCAGCTCAATATGAACCAGATGCACTACAAGGACGAGCTCCGTACGATGCTGGGCTCGCCCGTTACGAGAATTTTCCTGTGGCGACTCATCGTCGAGGATTGCCACGTTTTCGACGTGGACTTCGCTTTCAACGCATCGGCGTACGCCCTGCTGGCGAAGCAATCCATCGGGAAACGTCTGTTGGAGGACATGAAGGAGATAAGCCCTGAACTGACCCTCCAGGCGGAGATGGAGTACCGGACGCTGACGAGCTACGACAAACCACAATCCAGCCAAGAAGGAGACTACTATGGCGGAACCGACTAATGTCCCGAACGCACCGGATAACACCGGCAGTGCGGGTAAGGACGAACCGGCCCTGAATCCTGTCCCCCAGGGAGCGGAAGGCGCAGCCGCACCGGAAGGGAACGATCAGGGCAACCCGGCCCCGGAGGCCGGTGACAACGACGACAATGGAGTGCTGACCCCCGACGCCGGAAAAGGCGAAGAAGGGGAGGCGAACGAGAACCTCGGAGCCCCCGAAAAGTACGAGGACTTCACGCTCCCGGAGGGCTTCACGCTCGACGAGGACGGGAAGACCGCGATGTCGGAGCTGTTCAAGGGTCTCAACCTGTCCCAGACTGGCGGCCAGAAACTCGTTGACGCCTATGTCGAGCAACAGACCAAGGAAAAGGAAGCGCAGCTCCTTGCGCTGACCGAGCAACGCAAGCAATGGCGGGCCCAGTTGAGATCGCGTCCAACCTACGCGTCCGACCGGGCGCTTGCGCGGAAGGGTCTGAACGCAGTCGTCAGCACCCCGGAGGAACGGGCGCTCTTCACCGATACGTGGATGAGCGACCATCCTGCGCTGTTCGACATCTTCGTGAAGGTGGGAAAGATGGTGGGCGAAGACAGCCCGCTTCCCACCGGAGGCGCGGCTCCTGAGAAGGATTCCGCGTCAAAACGTTTCCCAGTCAATCTCAGTTAAGGAGGCATTACCATGCCTGACAACTATCCTACCCTGATGGACGTCGCTCGTCGAAGCGGCGACCAGAGCGCCACGGAAATCGTGGAAGTGCTCAACAAGACCAACCAGGCCCTCGACGACATTCCGTGGATTGAATGTAACGGGGGCGTCGTCCACAAAACCACGACCCGTACCTCCATCCCGACTCCCGTCTGGCGTATGCTGAACGGCGGCGTCCCCGTGGCGAAGTCCACGACCAAGCAGATGACCGTCGGATGCGGCATGCTCGAAGTCTACGCCGAGGTGGACTGCGACCAGGTGAACCTCGCCGGTCGCGGCATCATCGACAAGGCTCAGGCGAACGCCGCGGTCAGCAAGGCGATCAAGGGCGAAAACGAAGCCTTCATCGAGGGGTTCGGTCAGGAGATTTCCAGGGTCATGTTCTACGGCGACCCCTCGGTCCCGCAGGAACCCCTCGGACTCACTCACTGGTACAGCGCCGCGAGCGGCACCAACGTCATCGACGGCGGCGGCACCGGCTCCGACAACACGTCCATCTGGCTCATCGCCTGGGACAAGCAGGCCATCCACGGCATCTACCCGCAGGGTACTGTCGGCGGCCTGCATGAGAAGTTCCTCGGCGAACAGACCGTCAAGGACGCCGCTGGCAACCAGTTCCAGGCGTACCGCACTCACTACAAGTGGGATGCGGGCTTCTGCGTCCGCGATCTCCGCTGCGGTGCCCGTATCTGCAACATCGACATGAGCGACCTGTCCGGCAGCTCCGCCGCCGACCTCGTGGACCTCATGGTCAAGGCCATCTACAAGCTGCCGCGCTTCGCCCGCAGCCAGTTCCGCAAGGCGTTCTACATGCGTCCCGAACTTGCCGAAATCCTCGACAAGCAGGCTCGCAAGACGTCCAACCTCATGCTGAACTACGGCGACGTGTTCGGCAAGGAAATCCTCACGTTCCGCGGCATCCCCGTCCGTGAACAGGAATCCATCCTCGACTCCGAAGCCAGAGTCGTCTGAGAAAGGAGCACAATATGATTCTCGACAAAGACCTCATCTTCTCCGACAAGCAGGCCGTTACCGCCGACGCCGCGAGCACCAACGCTCTCGACCTCGGTGCCGCGGGCGACGCCGTGGGGCAGGAGCTCTGCATCCACGCTGTCGTCCAGACGACCTTCGCCACGCTCACCAGCCTCACGATCAAGGTCCAGACCAGCTCGGACAACTCCAACTGGGCGGACGTCGTTCTGTCTCCGGCCATCGTCGCCGCCGACCTCGTGAAGGGCGCGGAAGTCTTCACCGTGCGCGTCCCGAAGGGACTCAAGCGCTACGTCCGTCTGTACTACGATGTGACCGGCAGCAACGCCACGGCGGGCAAGATCACCGCCTTCATGTGCAAGGACATCTGACCTATGGCGAAGTTCAAGGCTACCAGAGACGGCCTTGTGGGGACCACGTACATCCGCGCCGGGGAAGTCTTCTCCCTCGACGTGGATAAGTGCCCCCGCTGGGCGGAACCCGTGAAGGAAAAGGCGCTTCCCGCGGAAGACGCGGAGGCTCCCGAAAACGAGGGTGAGGAGGCGGAAAAAGCCTCCAAGCCCGCCAAGAAAGCAAAGGGCAAATAAATGGCCGGTTCAGTGGAAATCGTAAACATCGCTCTCGCCCATCTGGGCGAGTCTCCGATACAGAGTCTTGACGAGGGGACAGTTCCCGCCAACGTGGCGAAGCTGCTCTACGACCCGGAACGGCGCGCGACGCTCCGAGACTACAACTGGAATTTCGCGCTCAAGACCGCCCGGCTCGCAAAACTGGCCGAGGCTCCGGTCGATTTCCGCTACGGCTATGCTCTTCCCTCGGACTGCTTGCGGGCCATCCGCCTGCGGTCCGGGGGCGTTCCCGACTTTGCAGGGCCGGGCCTCCGTTTTGTGGTTCGCGGCGGCGTGGTGTGTACGGACGAAGACCCGGCCCTCCTTGAGTACGTCTGCGACTGCACGGACCCCGCGCTGTTCGACGACAAGTTCATCGAAGCGCTCAGCTACAAGCTGGCGTCGAAGATGGCGATGTCGATCAAGGGCTCCATGGAGATGACGGCCCAGATGATGAACCAGTACCGGGAAGTCGTGGCCCAGGCGGCATCGCTGAGCGGCAACGAGAACCGGGACGCGGACAATGAGAACCCCTACGTGGAGGCTCGGCTCTAATGGCACTCGTCAGGAAATACCAGAATAATTTTACCACCGGAGCGATCAGCCCCGGCGTTTACGCGCGCGTGGACCTGAGCAAGTACGCGAACGGGTGCAAGCGCGTCGTGAACGGCGTGGTGCGAGCCCACGGCGGCATCTCGAACCGGCCCGGTACGCTCTACGTCGATACGCTGCCGGGTCCGGGGCTTCTGTTCCCGTTCTCGTACTCGGTGTCGGATGCGTACGCGATGTGTTTCTACGACCCGAATCCGAACGGAGCGGCGGACCGCACAGCGGTCCTCCGCGTCTACCGCAACGGTGCGCGCGTTCCGATCAATGACGAGAACCCGGACACTTACCTCGAATACGCCACGCCGTACCTCCCGGAGGAACTGGCGAAGGTGAAGTTCGTCCAGAGCGCGGACGTCCTCTTCATGGTGCATCCGAACCACAAGCCGCAGATGCTCACGCGCTCCATCGACGGAGACGGTCGGCTCCAGTTCACCTTCGAGGACATGACCTTCCAGCCCGCGATTGCCGCTCCGACCGGGCTCACCGCGACTCCCAAGAAGTTCAGCGATTCCTCCGGGACGTACTACACGACCTACACGAACTACAAGGTCTCGGCGGTCAGCGAGAAGGAGGAGGAATCCCTGCCGAGTGCGTCCGCTCAGGCGAAGACGCTCTCGACGTGGCCGGTCGGCGCGCGGGTTATTCTGGAGTGGGACCCCGTGCCGGGAGCTATTCGGTACGAGATTTATAAGGAGTCCCGCGGCTACTACGCCTACATCGGGTCCTCCGAGGAGACGTCTTTTACGGACAACAACATCGAAGGCGACGGGTCCATCGGTCCGATGAGCAGTGAGGACCCGTTCACCGGCCCCGGAGACTACCCCGGAGCCATTGGCATTTACCAGCAGAGGCTCGTCCTGGGGCGTACCGACAACCAGCCCCAGACGGTGTGGATGACCGAGACCGGGAACTTCAAGTCCATGGCGGTCGCCGAGCCTCTCCGGGACGACAGTGCGATTACGGCCACGGTTGACTCGCGGCAGATGAACGAGATACGGCACTTCGTCCCGCTTCGGAACGTGATTATGATGACGAGCGGCGCGGAGTTCCTGCTGTCGCCCGGACGCAACAGCGACGCGATCACCCCGACGAGCGTGTCGTTCAGCCTCCAGAGCTACTGGGGGTGCAACGACGTCCCGCCGATCGTGTCCGGCGTCAACATTCTTTTCTGCGAGAACTCCGGGCGTGTGGTCCGGGATATGAAATATGCGATGGCGGACGACGCCTACACGGGCGAGGAAGTCTCCATCCTCGCGGAGCACTTGCTTGAATCCCCGGTCGTGGACTGGGCGTTCCAGCAGAGCCCGTTCAGCACCGTGTGGATTTGCCTCGACAGCGGCAAGCTCCTGACTTTTACGTACATGAAGGAACAGGAAATCTGGGCGTGGAGCGAGCACGAGAGCGTCAACACGTCCTATAACGCGGTGACGGGGCAATACGAGTCGGTCGCCGCGAAGTTCCTCTCCGTGGCCGCCATCCGGGAACGGGCGGCGGACAACGTGTACTTCCTGACGAAGCGGAAGGACCAGTACATTCTGGAGTTCCAGAGGAGATGGGACTACGGGGAGCCGATCGAGGAGGCGTTCTACGTGGACTGCGGGAAGACGTACCGGTTCAATAGCGCGACGGCGGAGTTGACCGGGCTC